CTGTGAAATCTGCTTCGTAAATATAATTTCCCGCCACATCCAGAGACTGAATGGCTTCGATCCTCTGTGATGGCGTCATGTGCTTGACAAACTCGGGCCACGAGTATTGCACATCTTCAGCGGCCTTGACATAGCGCCCAAAGAGCACCAGCCAAGCCACTAAAGCTCTAGGGCAAATGCACCGCGGATATTTCTTTTTCTGATAATCTTCAATTTTGCGGAAAGGATGTATATATGAAGCTTCACGCAATTTCGGCAGCCCACCATTCAACGCGTAATAGGCGGCCAACAGTGCAGCCCTCTTCTTCAATGGAAAATGAGTTCTGGCCACAAACTGTTCGGCCGTTAATGGACAACAGGGTTCACGGACGCGCGTGGCAACAATATCGTCGACCTCCGCGCGAAGCAACTCCAATCTTTCCACCAACGGGACAGGGACGTCACTAGCCACGCGCTTGGCCAACGCTTGAGACAAAGTGACCGCATCCCCGGCATACGTGAACGGTATTATGTGTGACACATACCCATAAGGTAGCCGACGCCAGACAGGACGGAGAACTTCAAACCGACGCACAACACGCAACTTGTTTCGGGGGTCTTGAAGCAACTCACTAGTAACCTCTGGCAAGCCAACTAACCAAAAAGGAGCGCCCAACACATGAACACGATATGCCGTGTGCCAAGGGTCTAATAATGACACAACGCGTCCGACCGGAAGTGAAAATTTTGGAATATCCAAGACTCAGCAATGAGACGTGTGCCCAAAACACACTTTTCAAACAGTCCCGACGGGATTGCCAGTTGCGCAACATTTTGACGAACCACTGACGCTATCGAAGTAGCCACCAATGCTTGATTAACCGGATGTTTGTCAATGACATTGCTGACAAATGACAACACACACGGCACATATTGCACTACTGTAGTTCCGCGGACCGACAACGCCCACGCTGATAGATACCACAAGCACACTGACACACCAATTGCTGGTGCTGACCATAACCCAAGAACCGCAAAAGCGATTAATGAGATGGGCAGCAACATGGACGGCATAGACCATAATAGTCGTTGTTGACGCCTATGATGCAACTGATACAACGCTATTGCTAGCGACAATAACGACAACAACACTGGCAGATACCACACAGTCCACCCAGACAACAACGCACTACCAATGGCAATAAGTGTGTACTGATCAGCATCCAATGGAGGTGCTAGATGCGTGATCGTGACTGTCAACACTCGCTGTTTCAACAATGTCACACTTTGCACACAAGGGTTGCGCAAATCCACTGTCATTGTTGGGCAAACATCTGTCGAAATAACCACTTCTGACATGTCAATCCATTCTCGTTCATACATGGCCAAGAAATAAGCCACGAACTCTTTAGGCACAATCGTGCCAGTGGCTATTGGCCATTTTGACACATCAGGACTGCCAGCTGCCGCCGCAGCTCCAGCAACGGGCCCAGAACCTTGAACTATCGGAGGAGGGGGAATAGGATGAGAAGGCTGACCGCCAGTAGTGACCGCACTAGCACTAGCCACAGCGGCTGTCGCAGCCGTTGATGGGTCAACAGACTCTTGATCACGCGCTGGTACGGGGGGCATCGCCCACCAATCACTGACATCAGCAGACTGCAATGGTGGCTGACCAGAGTCCAACGCAGCTTCCTTGCGCTCAGCCGCAGTTTGGATNCNAGCCAACCCAGTTCCAGNAACCACTCGATTGATTTGCACATCCGCA